AATTATCAAAAAAGAAAAAATGCTGAACTTTTTAAAAGTTTAGAAAATCAAGAAGGGCTTTTTCTCTCTAATACACAGAATTATATACCTATTTATAAAAGATTTTTTTCTTTAAACGAAACAAATTATAACAATATAAATTTAAATAATAAATGGTATATTTCAAGTGTAGGAGATTGTTCTATTAATGGTGAAAACGTTTTTAATTGTCGTATTAAAAATATAAATAACAACAAAACAAAAGACAAAGAAGCATTTTTTAAATTAGCACCATTAATAGATCCATATAAATTTTTAATAGGTAAATATAACGAAAATGAAAAAATATATTTGCTACCTGATGTAAACTCTAATGAAAATAGTACAATGGATAATTTTATAGACCCAAATAATTCGGCTTATGTCGATGCGTTTTTTGCATTTTTATCGAGTAATTTAATACATAACTATAATTTTATAAACGGAGTAGACTACTACGCATCTTTTTTAGCAATAAAAAATAATTTTAAATTAAATGTTTTTGACGATATAGATTATTTAAATAATTCTGATTTTTTCGTTAAAAATAAAAATATATTATTTACGGTAGATGATTACTCTCATTTATTTTCTGAAGAAGAAACCAAACTAAAGCCAATCACAATACAACATAACATAAGTTCAAAATCAAATATATCAATAAAATCTTTAAATGCCGATATATTTGAAGATATTTTTGAAGAGACAAATGAAGAAGTAAAAAATAGTGAAGACACGTTGTTAAGCTTAATAGATATTACAGAACTACACGAATTACAAAAAGATAGTTATGAAAATAACGACGAAAATAAAAATAATGAAAACAAAAATGTCACATTAAAATCTAATTCAACTTGTTCTTCGAGATCTTCCCACACAACAGAAGAATACGAAGAAGGTAATGACGAAGATGATGGGGATGAAAATTGCGACAACTGTCCCAAAGGAGAAGATAACGATGAACTTGATGAAAACGAAGATGACGAAGATGATAACTCTTTTGATGATGAAAGCGAATTTGAAGAGGAACAAATATATGCTACTATACCTAAATTCCCAGTTCAAGTAATTTGTATGGAAAACTGCGAAAATACATTTGACAACCTAATATTAACGACAGATCTAAGTACAGATGAATGGTTTTCAGCCTTTATGCAAATAATTATGATATTAATAACTTATCAAAAAGCATTTAATTTTACACATAATGACCTACATACAAATAACATAATGTATATACATACTGAAAAAAAGTATTTATATTATTGTTACAAACAAAAATACTATAAAGTTCCTACTTTCGGGCGAATATTTAAAATCATAGATTTTGGAAGAAGTATATATAAATTTAATGGCAATGTTTTCTGTAGTGACAGTTTTAAAATGGGAGGAGATGCTGCAACTCAGTACAATACAGAACCTTATTTTAACGAAAAAAAACCAAGATTAGAACCAAATTATAGTTTTGATTTATGTCGTTTGGCATGCTCTATTTTTGATTATATAGTTGAAGACTTTGAAGAAATACAAAATTTAGATAAATGTAAAGACCCTGTAAAAAAATTAATTGTTGAATGGTGCTTAGACGATAAAGGTGTTAATATGTTATATAAAAATAATGGGACTGACAGATATCCAGAATTCAAACTATATAAAATGATTGCACGTCTAGTTCATAACCATAAACCTCATGCGCAACTTCAACGTCCAGAATTTAAAAAATACTCAAACTTTAAGGGTGAAATTCCTAACGATGTTATTAACATAGATAATATTCCTGTACAAATTTAATTTATTTGGCTAAATGTTTGCATTTAATTATCAAATAAATTAAATAAAATATATATTATGGATTTATTCGGTTTTATTATTACTAGACATGTAAATTCGAAAAAAACCAATATGTATTGGAACCGTTGTGTAAAATGTATAAAAACATTTTATCCTTATAAAAAAATAATTATAATTGACGATAATAGCAACGAACAATTCTTAAAAGCGGATGTCGATTATATAAATGTTACAACTATACAATCAGAATTTAAAGGTAGAGGCGAGCTATTGGCGTATTATTATTATATTAAAAATAAATTTTTTGAAAATGCTGTTATAGTCCATGATAGCGTATTTTTTCATAAACGCGTTAATTTTGAAAGACTAATTGGAATAAATGTTATCCCATTATGGCATTTTTATTCAGATAAAGAAAATATAACAAATACTGTAAGAATATCTAATGTTCTAAAAAATATAGGAGACGTCCAAAAAAAGTTAACTCATAATGATTTTGCTATTGGACTGTCTCACTTAAAATGGTATGGATGTTTCGGCGCACAAACATTTATAAATCATAATTTTTTAAACCTCTTAGAAAATAAATACAACCTCATGAATATGATAAACTCAGTTTTTTGTAGAGCTGATAGATGTTGTTTAGAGAGAATATTAGGATGTATATTTTTTGCTGAAAATCCAAAAATAACCGCAAGTAAATCTTTATTCGGAAATATTATGGAATACCATAAATGGGGTTATACTTTCGAACAATATGAAAACGATTTAAAAAAAAATAGAGTACCAAGATATGTTGTTAAAGTATGGACTGGTAGATAATATTTTTATTTATATGTTTATTATATAAAATGGCAAAAACTAAAAGATGTTTTTCTAGATGTCGTCAATTACCTGAAGAAAATTGTAAAGAAAAAACAAGATTATGTCAATATACAAAAGGCACAAGAAAAAACAGTAGAATATCAAAATTTTATAATTTAGACAAAAATTGTGATATGATAAAAAAAAAGAAAAAAATAACTAAAAAAGAAGCATCGAAAAAAATAAGAACATTTATATTAAATAAAACGAAAAAACGTAAGTTGTTAGAGAAAGAACAAGAAGACAGAGAAAAAGCGTCAAAAAAAATAAGTAACTTTATATTAAATAAAACAAACAAACATAAGTTAAAACAACAAGAATTATTAGACCAAGAAGAACGTCTATATCAAGAACAGTTAAAAAAACAACAAGATAGAGAAAATGCCCTTAAAAAAGTCGGCACTTTTGTTTTAAAAAATAAAAGCAAGCTACGCGCCAACTATTTAAAAACTATTTGCGCTGATTCTGGTGCGTGTATTTCTTTTGGAACAGAAGTGAAAAAAATTAATGAATTATTTGAACATTTTATTAATTTTAAATATGCAGTTTCACCTACTAAAGCGATTGGTGCTGTTTCTGCAAATGGTTTTGTTAAAGAAATTAAATATAGTAGAAACAATTATGAATCATATACAGTGTTAAAATCATCAATACAAAATGATTCTGACAATCTGATGTATGAATATGAAGTGGGTATTAATTTTATAAATAAACAAAACAAAATTTTTCCTTGTTTTCTAGAAACGTATGGAATGTTTTTATATAAAGATAATACATCATGGGTTTCTTCTAAAAATACAAAGTCATTACCTATAAGCGAATTAAGTAAGTATTTAAATTACTTGCCTAATATAGATTATGTTGTTGGCTGTCAAAAGTCTAAATACATAGCCTTATTAATACAACACGTAAAAGACGTAAAAACTATAGAAGATTTTATCACAGAAATTTCAAGAAAAACGAGTGTTGGTGAACAAATGATGTTGATTAATTATGATTTACCAAGTATTTTGTATCAAGTATATATGCCCCTAGCAACATTAGCAAATGAATTTACCCATTACGATTTACACGGAAGTAATGTTTTATTGTATGAACCAATAAAAGGTGCATATATGACATATAATTATCATTTAACTTCAGGAAAAACAGTTAAATTTAACTCTAGATATATTGCTAAAATAATAGATTATGGGAGGGCATATTATGATGATGGAACACAAACATCATTAGATACATACAAAAAAATATGTAAAATAAAAGAATGTAACCCATCATGCGGAGAAAATTTAGGCTTTGCTATATTAGGTCCAGAAATACCAGCTGGTACTTTTGATTATATAACTTCACAAAATAGAAACATAAGTGCTGACTTAAGATTAATTAATATTATAAAAAATGACATATTACCCATTGGAAATATACATCCGACATTTGAAAATTTGCTAGATAAAATAGTATTTAAAAAAACATTTGGAACTAAAGAAATCGTAAAATTAGGATTTCCCAAAAAAATAAATAATGTTAAGGATGCTTGTAAAGAATTAGAAGAATATATTCTAAAACCGCACTTTTTAGCAAAAAATGAGGGTTATTATAATTTAATGCCAAAAATAGGTGACTTCCACATATACCAAGACGGAAGATCAATGAATTTTATTAAAGCATAATAGTTTAGTAATATATTTTTACATAAAAACCAAAAAAATTTTTATATAAAAAATTAGAACCCAGGATTATCTGTAAAAACAGGCGTAACTTTCACATTATCGCCTCCATTTTGCATAACAGGGCTTAATTGATCTAAAACAAAAAGTCCTATTAAAACGCTAAAATATACTAATAGTGCATCTCGCACCAATAGTTTTAATGGCTTATTTTCTTTCTCAATAAATCTCATTTCCAAAAATTTGGCAATTAAATAAGTTATTGAAATTACAGTAGCAACAAAAAACATATTTAGCATTTAAAATATTTGTCTAAAAACACATTATATATTTTACGCAAAATTATTCTAATATTTCTATATCTTCAATCAATAAATCAGGCAACAAATCTATTTTTGGTTCTTCAATGTTATGAATATCTAAAATATCTAATTCAACATTTTGGTCTGTAATTTTTATTTTAGAAACATCATCATTATCATCGTTCTCTGCTTTACGTTGTTGATTTCTAATTATGCTTATTTCTTCTAAACGGTTTAAGTCTTTAGGAGCGGATACACTTGTTATATTTCCGTCACCAGAAGAAACATAATCAATGTCATTAAATTTTAAATTACCTTTTTGTACCTGTAAATTGTTATCCATTGGGTTTTGCGAAACTTGCGGCTTCTCATGAACAGGCTCATCGATTATTTGTTCTCTAATTTCCTCAACAACGTTTTCTTCTACAGTTTCGTCCATATAAGCCTTCAATATAGCTTCTACTGGAATACTTTCTCTCAACGTATTTAAAATACCTTCTTGTACGATTATTTCCAATTCCCTATGGTTTTTTTGCACTTGAAGTGGCTGTATATCTATTTCAAATAAATATACATTTTTATATATTTTTCTGGCTACATTAATATACGTTTTATGAATAAAATCATCTAAATTGGGTATTTTTATATCAATCTTTTTTTGTTTTTGTCCTACACGCATCGCAGTTAAAATTTTTAGTTGAATAATATGAACACATGTAACCAAATCAACTAAATAGTTACAGCCTGATTTTTCGCAAATTCTTTTTCTCTCTGTTTCAATTATAGTAGCATTCCATTTAGGAATTCTAGAAATAAAATTTTGAAATGTCATTAAATATTTTTCCATTTCTCCATTTTCTTTACATATTTTAATTGCTTCGTTCAAAATAGATTTATAACCATCTATGATTAGAGGGGTTAATATAGTAACTAATCTTGAAGACCATTCATTTCGCGATTCATGAAGTGAACTAACATTAAAATCGTCCATTTAAATAAAACTTATATTTTCTAAAGATTGTTCTGAACTTAAAAACACAAAATTCAATATAAATAATATTAATAGTTTTTCATTTCTAAATTCTTTTCTTGCTCGACTAAAACATACAATTAATTCATATCTTTTTTCAATAGTAAGAATATTATCTAAAAATTTAGTATTTTCTAAAATATTTATTATGTCTAATGCTGTGTATGCTTTTTCATAAAGTTTTATACAAAGTGCCATTAAATTTTCTACATTTATTTTTGAGTTTACTGCCTTTAATTCTTTCTTTAGCCACTCTAATCGGTTTGTTTTTATGTCTTTAATTTTAAAAACTTCGTTTAAGTTGTATTGATATAAGTTTATTATTTTTCCGTTTAATATAGGTTCAGGAACATAAATTTCACAAAAGCGTGATAATATTGGTTTCATTAAATTATATTTATTTTCAGCCACAATAAAAAAACGTGTATTATGGCTAAAAAGTTCTATACATCTACGTAGTGCTGATTGCGCATCTAAAGTTAATTTGTCTGCATTTAACAATACAATACTTTTAAAAATATTACCTCCATTTGAGTTTATATGTGTTTTTGCAAAAAACTTCAATTCATCCCTTATAAATTTAATACCTTTACCATGAGAGCAGTTAACATACATAACAAATGTCTTGATTTTATCCTTATCGTTACCGTAAATTTTATGAACAAATTCATTAACAATCGTTCTTTTACCGCTTCCACTAGGACCATGAAAAATAATATTTGGTATTTTATGAATAGAATAAAAGTATTCCAATTTATCTTTTATGTTTTGATGTATATTTAATATCATAATTAGTTATTATAATTTAAAGGGTGTTTTTATATTTTAATATAACGTAATTAATAAAATATAAAATATTTATTTATTTTACAACTGTATTCAGAATGGTGATAATATTTGTAATTATAAAGATTTTTTTATAATGTAGTTACATAAATATTTATAGTATAACTCATAAGACAAATTTGGACTAAGTTGTTCTTTTTTCATAGTAACAGAACAACCGCCAGTATTTATATTAGATAAATCAAATTTGTAAATTTTATACTCTAATGCTTTGAAAAAAATTTGCTCCACAAAACTCTCTCTTTCAGAGTTTATATGTAAATGTAAAGAAAGACGACTAGGCTGTAGACCAAAGTAAAAACATGTATCTATAATATATTCGAAATCTTCTAATGTAAGCGTTCCACAAGTATCAGATAAACAAATATTATCTACTTTCATTTTGCTTAGATTTAATAATCGGTGAACTATAAAATCATTATCTATCTTACCTTCAATAGGACATTCATTAATACATGAAACATATAACTTTACATTTGGTTTTACTTTTTGTTTATTTTTATAATTTGCCAATTGAGTTAATATAGTACGTATGTCACTATCAGATACTTCTAAAGACATTTTAGTATTTTTTAGCTGAAAACTATTTGATACTGATGTTATTAACGAAATATTGTTAACCTCTGTTTCTGGGTGTTCATTCAGTAGCTCACTAAATTTATTTTTATTTGGTATAACTATAAAATTATTTATGTTTTCAGTATAAGTGTCGACGAATTTTAATACACTCAAAGTATCCTTAAATACTGGTAACACCTTTTCTGATACAAAAGAACCAACTTCAATATTTTTTGGTTCATATTTAAATTTAATATTGTTGTAAATTTTTAGTTTATCTATTATTGTAAATGTCTCTTGTTCTTCTATGGTTAAACCTTGAAGTCCGTCCCTAAGTGTAACATCAAATATTTCGAATGTACCTAAATTCTGATAAAATTTTTTATATGTTTCGTTTGATAAATACCATTTTCTAAAACTTTCAGCACATATAGGGTACATATTTTTTTTTAACATTTTTAATAAATTATATATATGTAAATCTTTAATTTATTTTATAAATTGTTTTTTCTTTTTTATACAGAAGTAGATAAAGAATGTGTGTATGGATTTTGTCTAAAAGCATTTAATATATCAGGTTGTATTCTATCACATGTTTGACATTCGTTATAATATTGTGGTGCACGTACAGCGCCATATGTTTGTAATGAAGGAGGAATTCCAGATAACGTAGAGTATGCTGGATTAACTCTGCCTTCAAATCTATCAGTATCATCCTTACATTGCACGTTCATTTTTTGATTAAATATTTGTGTTCCTCCTTGGTTCGTTCTGTTATGTATTGTTTGTGACTTTATATCGTTATTATGTTGATTATATGCAGCACTATAATTCATATCTCCATATGCTGTAGCATATCCACCTGCAGCTGTAAAATATTCGCTACTAGTTGTATCCCTCTGCGTGAAATCGGGGCTCGTATAATTGTTAACATACGTACTCTCTTTTTGATTGTTTATGTTAAAATGTGGAGCATAAAGAGTTGTTTCCTTGATAGTCGTATATGTTGCATCTTGAGGATTATATACATAACTTTTAGGTACTGTTGTTGACGCTTCACCATAGATGCGAGCATTATGTATTGTTTCATCTTTACGTGTAGGTTTGAAAATATCCATTATTGGAGCAATTACAGCACCTATAGCGCCACTAAAACTACTTCTAATGGTGTCTGGTTGTTTAACAGTACTTCTGTGATTTTCATAATTTGTGTGACTTCGTAAAAATAAATCTCCGTCTGTGTGTGGGCCTCTTCCTGTAGCTTTTGAATGATTTATTTCTGTCGGCAAAGATTGTTGACGTTTTGCTGGCTCGTAATTTTCAGGCGCATGTGCAGCTTTTACTATAGTAGAACCTGCAGGACCCATATAATCATTTGTAACGTCATTTCGTCTAACAATTCCCATTTCTTGAATAGACCTTAGGGTTTCGCCTTTTTCCATTCCTGTAGTAGTTAACCATCGGTCTTGATTATTAATAAAAAATGTGTCTGGTCTTTGTTTTTCAACACGGCCTAAAACTTCGGTACCTGAAGCAGTTTTAATAAAGGAATTTGCAGGACCCTCATGATTTTTTAGCTCATATACTAATTTAGGATTAGTATCAACTCTTAATTGGTCTACAGTATAAGGTAACCATTTATCTCGTGCTTCCATTCCAGAATTGTAACCACCAGTTCCATTTATTCCGTAACCTTTATCAAGACCAGGACCTACCATAACTGTATCAAACGGTTTGACATTATTATTTTTTGTACTAGGATTTACGCGTGACTGATAAAAATCACTCTGATTTGGCATTCCGTACGCCCATTGCATATTGTCTTCTGGTTTAAATAAAGGCGCTTGTTCTATTTTTTTTATTACTTGAGATCCGGATCCGATCATATTGTCTAAAACAGATTCAGCTGTATTTTCTCTATATGTATATCCTTTTACTTTTCCACCATTAAAGGGAACCATATTGTTATGTTTAAATTGGGCTGAATTTAAATAGTTACCAGTCAAAGAATATGTGTCTTGAATAGTGTTACTAACATTTTCTCCATTTCTTACTCTATTTTCATAAGCATTTTGATTAAAGTATTTGTCAGTTGCTACATTTGGGTTTGAATATTCTTGAACCGTATCTACTAGTTGATTTATATTCGGAACAGGATAATTTTGAGGAGGAACATTTGTGTTAGGTAAATAATTTGTAGTTGCACCCATGTTTGAAAAATTCTCTTTTTTTTGTTGTGTTTTTAAAATTTCTTCACTGCAATTTTTTTTTGGCTGTTGATTTGATGCTATATAAATTCCGCCTAATGCTATTAAAGGGATCGCTAATTCCATAGTTATATATATAAAGTATTATATTTTATTGATTTGTATTGTATATAAAATATAATTTTTTTTCACTTTTTTGTTTTTATTTTTTATTTATAGTTTTTTCCTTTATTTCTTTATTTATTTTGTCTATTTCTATATATTTTTGATTATATATTTTTGATTATATCTATTTCTATATATTTTTATATATTTATGCTCTTTTTGCTGGAGCACAAGAATCAGTTTGTTGGCATGTATTAGGACCACCTACATAACCACCTCTTATTAAATTGAAACTATATGGTAAATAGTTTTTGGTTTCATTAACAATACAATCTCTTTTTGGTGTAAAATAATCTTTTTCTAAAATTCTAGTGCTTAAATTATTTTGAAAAGGTAAACATGTATTTTCTTGTGGATTTAGAGGAGGATAATACCAATCTACTTGTTCTAAATCACGATACCACCATGCTGGATTTGTTGTTCTTGATTGGTCAGTAAATAAATTATTACAATTTGGATACTCAATAGCATTATTTTCAACATTATATTTAGTATAATTATCTTTTCCTAAACAATCTTTACCTAATTGTCTGTTTACGCCCTTTAATTCACTTTCTAAATTAATTGTATTTGTTCTCAAATTTGCCCCCCATTTTTGAATGATTATTTGCGGGTCTTCAATATAACAAGGTTTGTCTCCATTTCCCGGGACATTTAATATCCATCTTCCTGGGTCGGTTGATTGTTGTAATTGTTTTTTTGTTCTGCAAGGATCATAAAAAAATCTAGTAGAAGCCATTTTATATATACTTTTATAAAAAGGACACAAAAAAAATTTATTGAAGTTCACCATTTTTTGCACCTGGCATTGTAAGGGATAGAATAAAATCTTCAATTATTTCATAATATATGTTTAATGAGTTATACATGTTAAATGAGTTATACATGTTAAATGAGTTATATAACTGATGAAACATCATATTTATAATATACATTATTTTTTACTATTTATATTATTTGTATTATTAAAACTTAAAAATAACAAATAATAATTAGTTATAATGGAGTTATTTTTAAATAAAAATACAAATACCCCTACATTATGTTTAAACATGATTGTAAAAAATGAGAGTAAAATTATACAACGTCTTTTTGATAGTGTATCTCATATTATTGACAGTTATTGCATATGTGACACAGGTTCTACAGATAATACTGTCACCTTAATAGAAGAATACTTCAAAAACAAAGGAATACCAGGAAAAGTAGTTTGCGAACCTTTTAAAAACTTTTGTCATAACAGAAACTTTGCTCTTAAATCGTGTATTGGATTATCAGACTACGTTTTATTACTCGATGCTGATATGGTTTTAGAGGTTAATAATTTCGACAAAGCAGAATTACTAAAAGCAGATAGCTTTCATATTTTACAAGGTAATGATAGTTTTTATTACCAAAATATGAGAATATTAAAAAATAACGGACTATATAGTTATTGTGGAGTGACACATGAATATATTGATATTCCCAGCAACAGCACAGTTCTGGGTTTTGAAAAAAATAAATTGTTTATTAGAGATATTGGAGATGGAGGTTCTAAACAAAACAAATTTGAAAGAGACATTTCATTACTTTTAGACGGTATAAAAGAAGAGCCGAACAATGTAAGATATCATTTCTATCTGGCAAATAGTTATCATGACTTAGGTAGATTTGGCGAAGCAATAAATATGTATCAAAAACGTATTAAGTTAGGTGGATGGAGAGAAGAAGTTTGGTACAGTTATTTTAGAACTGGTCATTGTTATAAAAATATGGGCAAAAACGATGAAGCCATAAAGAGTTGGTTAGATGGTTTCGAATATTATCCTGAACGTCTAGAAGGACTTTATGAAATTATTAAGCATTACAGAGTTATATCAAAACAAAAGCTCGCAAATATATATTATCAACAAGCTGTAAAAATTCTTGATCAGAAAAATGACAGAACACAATATTTATTCTTGCACGACGAAGTATATACGTCTAAAATATATTACGAATATACGGTGTTTTGTTCATACCTAGGTGTAAAAAATATTAATGATGAAGCTGTAAAAGTTTTTAACAATTCATTTTGTGAACCAGAAGTAAATAATTTACTAAGTAATATGAAATTTTATAAAGACAAATTAACAAGTTCATTAGATATAGTAGTAGATAACCAACACACTAGAAACATAAATGGAGAAGAGACACTATTTAAGTCTTCCTCAAGTTGTTTATTACCTAATAAAACAAATAACGGATATATAATGAATATAAGATTTGTCAATTATAATATTACAGAACAAGGAAACTATTTGAATTGTGACAAACATATTATAACACTTAATAGATTTGTAGAATTCGATCATGAATTTAATACCATTAATGATAAATGGATAGACCTAAACTTTGTGGACAGAAGGTACATTGGAATTGAAGACGTAAGAATATTTAATGATGTAAACACTGATGAGATACTTTTTATTGGAACTGGATTTCATAAAAACAATAGAATTGGTATCGTAAATGGAATATATAATTTACAAAATTTTACTTTGGAAGAAACGGAAATTGTACCTGATTTTTCAGACTCCGGTTGTGAAAAAAATTGGGTATTTGTAGATTATGACAATTCTACACATGTAATATATAATTGGCACCCGTTACAAATATGCAAAATGAATGCATCTAAAAATATATTATCGTTAATTAAAGAGGTAAAAATGCCTAAAATATTTTCGCGCGTCCGTGGTTCTAGTTGCGGGTTCAAGTATTGCAAAAAAGTTGACCAAACACATAACGGTAACATTTTAATTGACATTACCGAAGAAGAAATTTGGTTTGTTACACATATCGTATCTTATGAATCCCCAAGACATTATTATCATATGATTGTTGTGTTTGATAGAGATATGAAATTATTACGTTATTCTGCACCTTTTAAATTTGAAGGAGACCCAATCGAATACTGTTTAAGTATATTGGTTGAGGAAGAAAGAGTTATTATGAATTATAGTAATTGGGATCGCACAACTAGAATTGGAATTTACGATAAAAAGTATATAGATTCAATCGTAAAATATAGTTAATAAATTATTTATTTTAGTTAAAAATAGATTTCTAATTCATCCAAAGCAATTTCTATAATAAAGGCTTTGATATCGTTTACACCTAGACTAATAAAAATTCTATTATCAAACAGACATAGATTTGTCGGAAATTCTACATAGGAATGTGTAAAAAAAACAAACTCTTTGGAAACATGAATTTGTTTTTTAATTATATCAATTTTAATCCATTTATGGTATATTCTATCTTTTTTTATATGTATTAAAAACCAATAATAATTATTGTAATAAATACCATTAGTAGACCCATGATAATTTTTTAATTGAAGTGATATATCTTCTTCTAATTCCCATTTTTCGAAATCCTCATCCTCTATAGACTTAATTAAAAATGGTTCCAAAGAGTAAATTACTTTATTTATTCCGTCAGAATTTAAAAATGGCATCCAATTTTTTTCTATTTTATTTGGTAAACATTCTTTAAAAGAATGTATTTTATTATCTGTAATAATTGCTTTTAGTATACACGGGTTACCACCTATGTTACATTCTGGAACGGTAACTAAAATTTCTGTTTTACTTACAAATCTTATGTCTTCCATTCCTTTCCAAAAAGTAGGATACGTAGGCAAATCATAATTGTAATCTATTTTTTCAAAAGAGAAATTTTCAATATCCATCTTTTCATTTTTTACAATATTACCTTTCATTATCATATAAATGGAATTTGTAGGATGGTTATAAGTAGTAAATTTATTTTCTCCAAATATACGATAATCAATATTTCTAATTAATATAACAACATTTCCTTCTGTGTCTATATGTAAAGATGGGTTCATTTCAAAAAAAGAATTATGATGATTATATCTATCTACAAAATGTAAAATAGGAATAATTATTGGATAAATATTTTGTTTACGAATAACATTCAAACTCATTTTATTTATTTACTTAATTATTTATTTAAATAATATTTTTTAAAAATTATTATTTAAATAAAAGGCTCTATTTCTATTAAAAGGTTAATAATGTCAAAAAATACTATTGTTTCTTGCTTTTTGACGAACGTAAATAGTATATATCCTGTAGAAAAATATTTAAATGATGGTATCATATTGATGCAAGCTAAAGTACCTAAAATCATATTTATTGAAGATAATCTATATGAACAATTGAAAATTTATATAAATGAATATACTGTTATTATTCCAATAAAAAAATTTGATTGGTATTTTGAAGATTATAGAGAAAATATTACAAATTTTAATTTAAATACAAATAATATAACGAAAGATACATTGGACTTTATGTTTACTATGTGTAATAAAACAGAATGGGTCAGGAAGGCTACTGAATTAGATTTTTTTCATACAGATTCTTTTATTTGGGTCGATTTCGGAATTCGTTACATATTTAAAAATGATAGCGATGAAACTTTTATTCAAAAAATAGAAAAATTAAAAGACCAAGAATATGAAAAAATTAGAATAGGAACAATTTGGAATATTAATAATTCATACTTGTTAGATATTTATAGAGATATAACATGGTATTTTGCTGGAGGAGTATTTGGCGGAACTAAATTTTCGTTATGTGAATTTGCTGAAAAAATAAAGGAAAAATGTATTCAAGTAATGAATGACCAAAAAACGCTTATGTGGGAAGTAAATATTTGGTATTTAGTATATTTAGAAAATTCTTCTTTATTTAACTGTTATAAATGTGATCATAATGATAGTTTAGTTTTAAATTATTAAATTATTTATTTGTATTTTTTTGTATTTTTTTGTTTTTTTTGTTTTTTGTTTTTA